GTCTTACTACCCTTACCATCAACCCGCAGGACGTTACCTTGAGCGTGCTCTACACGTACCCTCACGGCTTCACCCAAGCGCAGTCCAGTGAGGATGGTAAACCGGAACAAGTCCCGATACTCGTCATTCGGTGTCACGCGGTAGAGCGCACTCTCGTCCTCGTCAGTCATAAAGTAGTCCTTGCGGTCTGTTCTTTTCTCAGCCTTCAGGTGAACCCGCTTGCTAACCATACCGCGCTCACTGGCCTCCCTAAACAGGGAGTTGAGGGCGTTACGTATCAGGTTACGGGTACTCACAGACTTGTCAGACCGCGCATCGATCATTCTTAGGGCGTTATCTTTGGTCAGTGCGTCCGCTACAGACGTTCCTATCCCGACCATCTGCCCGAATGATGTCATCCAGTATCGCATAGCGGTCTTAGTGTCGTCCGCACTATGTCCATAACGTGACCGCATAGTGTAATCAATGAGTGCTCGCATTGAATTGTCAGCCGTGACCGATGCAACATCGGGAAGGTGAGGCAGACCATGCGCTAGGGCGCTATCACAAGCCCGCTCATACGCCTCCGCTAGTTCCTTGGTGTCAAACTGCTTGGTTTTCTTTACGCCTGTCTGTGGGCATTTAAACGGCTTGGAGAGCCACTTGCCTGAACGCTTTACTAGACTAGCCATTGCTTTCAAACTCCTTCCATCTGTTACGAAACTCATCTGCACTTTCCATGATGCCATCCGCGAGTTTCTGACCAAAGATGTCACCCTCAGCTGTAACTGCGATAACCCGGCGGCGGTAGTCGCGTGGGTCAGGTGAGATGTCAAGAAAGCCCATGCCTTCGGGACGATCTGGCACTACCTGATTTCCTTCCGCATCCAGCTTGTACTGTAAGTAAGCCTCAGCGCTCCACCATGAGACCATGCGAGACAGTGCGCTTTTGCTGATGCCGTTGGCTGTGTCCACTGTATTCCGCAGGTCTTGCATATCGGTGATACCGTCAGTGTAAACCGCGAGGAGTGCTTCGAGGCGATTAAGCGTCATTGCTCCGTCTAGGTCCATGAATGGTCGTAGGGCTGCTCTCAATGAGCGAATTGCGTCACGTTGTTTGTTGGTCATGATGTAGCTCCTGTTTCTGTGCTGTAAGGAGAGTGGGATTTAGGGCGCACGATTTGTCCTGATAGTTAGAAAAAGAATGGGCGGAGTGCAATAGCGGAAAGAGACCAATCCCCATTTCTACCCGATGCCAGCGCCTGTATCTCGCGGAACATTTTTGCGCCTTCGCTATGTTCCCCCGAGGCACCTTCCAGTGCCTTGTCTTGGTCTACTGGCTGGATGGGGTTGGTGTAGAGACGCTTACTGGCGGCATCCGCAACGTTCTCAATAAGGAACCAATCATCATCTACGGCATGAGCCACCCCATAGTTTCTTTCGTAGTCGCATAGCAGTGCGCCTAGAGACGCCTTGCGTGCCTTCATGAGAGCCTCACCCTGCATGTTATAGCGAGTGAAGTACGAGGTGTGATCGAGCCTAGCAGTAAAGCCGCTCTCAGGGATCAGTAAGGACAGCGACGTAATGAGACTGTCGGCAGTGCGTTGAATAAGTGTGTCGTGCATTTGTTGTGTTGTCATGATTTACATCCTCCTGAGAGTTGGTTCCTATCCCGGATATATTTAAGGGGTTAACCGCTATGATCAACCCCTGTTTTCGCACTATGATAATAAATGTGTCTCGCTACTAGAACAAAAAGTCATCGAGCGGGTAGAACTGAACAGTTCCATCAAGCTCCACTACCGGCACCGCTACGGGACCACCCATGAAACCATCAGTGCCTTGCGTCTCCCCCGTGATGGCGTACACGTCAACACCATCATCCCCCGGTCCCTCATAGTGCTGCACAGTGAGCGGTGAGCCTTCTTCAAAGATGTTGTAAGGGTCAATCTCAGACCACGCAATGAGCACGTCGAGAGTGACATCATCATCAATCACGTGAGGCATGTCGGGGATGGAAAACATGAGCGTTGTAGACCCATTGCCTGCCAACCATGGCTCATCTGATTGGTGAAAGAAGCTATTCTTGTAGGGAGAGCGAGCTTGCGCACTGATCAGGGTATCGAATTGAAAGTCAGTCATTGTATTAGTTCCTTTGCTGAATGGGGAATATTGTTAGCGAGTAAGAAAGGCTGAGAGAAAGACCATGCCAAGCCATACGCCTAGCAGGATAAGAACGAGAGCTTGATCGCGTGTCATGATGGGAGACACGCCAAGCTAAACACTGCAAACATCCCAAAGCCCATCATGGAATACACGATTACTGTATCTATCCACGTGTTCATGCTGCTACTCCCTGAGTGCGTCGGTTACGGTTCTTCATGGCGAACTTGCGGTCTCGCTTGGTTGCCCGTGCGGTTTTCGTGAGGGATACGCCATGTGCCATGAGGTCGAGGGCGTAGCGGTCCGCTGTGCGGTATGTCTTTGCGGTAATCATTGGATGTGCTCCTATTGGTGTGTGTGTTTGATTAGCTAACGAGCCAAGACGGGATGACGCTTTCAATGCGTTCAATGCTGCGGATGGTATCGACGCGGTAATGCGTACCGACAACACAGCGCACAGCGCTACCCACTAGGGACGTGGAGAGACCATAAGACGCCATGGAGTTGGGCGGGGTCAGGTACGTGCGAACACTATCATCTGTCTTGAGTGTGATGGCGAAACGAGGGTTACCATACTTGCTGTTACGCACACGTTCCATGCGGGTTATGATGCCAGTGGTTGCCGTTGCGTTTTTCATGAGAGTAATTCCTTGTGCGTGGTGTGGATCATGTTGGGAACATTAGGGGAAGCATAAGGCACCACGGCGAGTTTTGCTTCTTGGAGTAAGAGAAACAAAAAGACCGAGTGCCTTATGCTTCCCCTAATGCGTTAGTGTTGATATTGGGAAGGTAGGGGCTGACCTATACCGCGTCAACCCCTACTGTGAATTATTTTTGCTCAATCTCCATCGCATGTTCATGTTCAATGCGGGTATCGAGAATAAGACTGTCCAACTCCATGAACTGAGGAACGGAGAACATGCCATTGTCATAGAGACGGGTGAGTGATGCTTCAAGATTATCAAAGTCCGAGGAGGTGGATGCACGTGCGATGCGTGCTTTGAATGTTTGAACGTTGATTTTCATGTCGGTGATCCCGTGTGCGTGTCGTTGTTGATATTGGGAATATAGAGGCTGAACTATCATGCGTCAATCCCTACTGTGAATTATTTTGTGATGACCCTCACGTCGTACCCTTTAGCGGTGAGCAGATCAACGAACGGCTGCATCACAGCGCGTGCGTATTTGTCCCAGTGAGGGGAGCGTTCCTTGTACTCGCTGAAGTCATGGCGTGATACCTCAGTGTTACCCGTGGCTGGATCGGTGGTTACAATCTCGTGCGTAACAGTGCGTTTCATGTTTAGGTAATCCCGTGTTCGTGAGGGCATCTCCCGATGCCGCGTCGTTGTTGATGTAGGGAACTTAGGGCATCACTCACGGTGCGTCAACAGGAAAAACGCGTGATCAGCAAAAAAAAATAAAAAAAGGCAGCACGTGCCTATATGTATAACGTGAGGTGATACTGTGAGGGATGCCGTGAGGGTGGTACGAGTGTACCATGAGAGACCGTGAGCAGAATGCACACAAAAAGACAAATAACCACACACAAATGCAAACATATGCATTCATGCGGGTCACGCAAAGATACCCTTGCGGTGCACGCAAAGATACCCTCATGTTGGGTCGATATGTAATAAGTATTAAGTAACACCTAGGGCTAACCTACTGATAACGCTAGGTTTTCTTGGCGCACTGTTGAATAGAATGTTCGACAGGCCGGGCGATACGCCGGGAGCAGCTCTAGGGAGACCGCCGGGAGCAGCTCGAGGGGGGCCACGGGGGGAACTCGGCATCATACGTATTATATAAGGTGCTCAGAAATTTACCCCATTTTGGAGACCCCTTAAAACTTTAGAGGTCTCCTTGAGTGTCACGTTAGTCCTCTGCGAGGTACATCCATTCGCGGTCAACTGAGTACCATGTAGCTACCTTGTGCCAATACCAGCTGGTGTCAGCCCTGTCGAGTACCTTACGGGCCAACTCGGGGCGCTCTGTAGGGGACGCGAGGGTAAACATACGGTCGATTAGACGAACCATGCGTTTTACCTTGAGGTAACTCTTAGCGTGGGCCTTGTTTGCCCTCATTTTCTTATCGTGTGACTTGCAGTCGTCACTGCACCACCGTGCGTTCTTGTCTGCGTAGGTGGTAAACTGTGCGTTACAGCCCTTGCAGGACCGTGTGTGGCGGACCGCAGAGGTCTTCCAGTATGACATGAGTATGTTCCTTTGTTGCTGGTGCTCCTTTGTGGTGAGACCCCACCTCTCCATCACCACAATGGGTCACTGGCGGGGCCTTTACAGCAACAGGGAAGGAGCAACCCTGCGTGTATCTCTAAAATGTCTTGGTAATCTTACAGTGTAGCGTTAGGAGGTCTATGGTCATAAGGTTTATACCTTACCACCTCCTCCCTCAACGTACCTCTCAAGGTACCCTTATCGTGTCTCTTATAGTATCTATAAGTTTAACCGGGGGTTATACCATATAGGGTACGTATTAATTACATGCCGTGATACCGGGGTTGTACCGCTGGGGGAGGGGAGGTTAGATACCACCCCAAGTACCCCCATTATTTAGGCTGCTGGTGTCCACACCGGGCATCTTAGAGAAGTAATCTCTAGCCATCTCAAGTCTACGCTCTTGCTGTAGAGCCTCAAGGCCCACCTGAGCGTTCTGGGCGTTAGCCTCGACCCAGTATGCTACAGCCATTGCTAGGGCATCCAGTCTATCGTCATGTCTCAGACAGCCTCTCTCACGGGTGAGACGGGACATCTGGTAGATCAGGGACTTTGAGAGGCGTTTCTCTTGGTCGTACTTCTGGATGGTCCTGTAGTCATCCTCAATGATCTTCGTATCGAACACCAGACGGTGCTTATTCATGACAGGTTCGATGGTGTCAGCCATACGCATCTCCTTCTGAGTGCTATGACGGACCTCCTCGATGCCACACTGGTATATCCGATGGACTACCTCTTGGAACACCTTGGTAAACAAACCGTCACCGAAGTTACTCTCCACGACAATCTTGTTGACCTTGTACTGTTTAGCTAGGATGGCTAGTGGATTGAGTACCGTCTGTTCATCGTAGCCGCCAGCAAACCCTCCCGCACGTAATACGTAGGTGTAACCGTTGAGATGGGCTGTAATAGCGTAGCCAGTTTCATCTGCGCCTCTACCGGAAGGGTCAACCGCCATGATAATCCCTTGGTACTCCGAGTGTACGTCGTTGAAACCCGCTGGGCCGTGCATATAGTCGCCCGACATGGCTAGGTTAGGGAGATCGTTGAGGCGGTTCTTGGGGTGAGGTTGCCAGTCCCAAGTCATTGGAGCCTTCTCGGGGTCGAGATCGGTGATAATGAGGTCCCGCATCTTCAGAGGGTACTTCTCCTCATCAGACAAGGCCGTGTTCAGCTGGAACTGGAGCTGGAAACCTGCTCGACCGTAGGAAGCCTTACGCTCCAAGAGGTCTTCAGCATCAAAACGCTGTGGATCGGTTGGCTCCCCCGCCTTCAGGCCCATCGAGTAGATGAACGGAGCGAGAGTGTCCCGGTATTTAGGGAGAACCTCGTCGGCGGGCATCTCAGCGGGCCATACACGTATCTCGTAGCCACGCTCAGGGAGCTTATTGTAGAGACTGTCCTCACACTGGGGCGTCCCCAGAAAGAGTGTTCTACTCGTCGGGAGTGGCTTTAGAATTGCATCAAATTCTTTGATTTGCTCTGAAAGTTTGTCCCGAGCACCTTGCGTGTCCGAGTTGTTTGCGACCTCCACGTCATCTGCAATGATGATGTCAGCACGGCTACCCGTAAGCTGACCAGAGATACCTACAGATTTCACCGAGGGAGAGTGGTCGGCCTTCGCTGGGCCTACGTCAAAGGAGAGGTTCGAGGAACGCTGGTCCGCCTGAGGCAACAGGTGCTGGCAGAAGTCCAGCTCTGCGATGATCCGCTTACAGAATACCGAGAAGGCGTCCGAGCGGTCCTTAGATGCAGACACCACCATGATTTTCTTGTTGGGGTCGTTGAGCAGTATCCACACCACGTAGGCGGAGGTAAGCCACGACTTCCCCACACCCCGGAATGCGGAGATCATGGAACGCTTGGGACCGTGTTGCAGGTACTTTGCGATGTCGTATTGTACGGGGGTAGGCTCAGGGAGACCCAGATGTTGCCAGAGGACAAACACGAAGAGCCTGAAGTCTCCCTTGATCTTTTCGAGGTTGCTAGTTGTAGACTGGTTCGCCATCGTCTTCCTCTTCACCGAACTCAGGGAGCAGGGTTCCTAGTGTCCCAAGGTCCGCAGACTTCTCGGGGGAGACAATCACGTGGTTGTCCTTGAGGAGGGTACGGGCAATGTTGAGTTCTTGTGGGGTGATCTCACCAGACTGAAAGCGCTCAATTAGGTGGTCTACGGTCAGTTGCTGGATCAGGTCCAGAGAGTTCTTAATAGTGCTCATCGAGGTATTCCTTTGCGTCGGAGAGCCAGTACCAGTCGAGCAGCCGTGGAAGACGATAGAACGTGTCTATGTAGTCCACCATGCACGCGATACGGGGAAGGTTCTCAGGGGTGAGTGGGAGGTTATCTAGAATAGGCTTGAGGCGTTTTGCCTCGTCGGTAGCGGCTTGAACGGAGGGAGAGGCGTAGTCGCGGTCATACTGGAGCTTGTACTCCCTGTTTTCCTCAACCCACTTGCGTTTGTATTCCGCCATCTTCTCAGGGTACGTCTCACGTTGCACACGCGCCCTCTCAAGGTAATCTTCGCGGTTGGCCTCGTAGTGCCTCTGTCCGCGTATTGCTTGTTTGCGTTTCTTGTTCTGTGCTCTACATTCTTCGGAGCACGTTACGGTAGCGTGGTGTTTAGCTTCAAACACGACGCCACAGACTTCACAGTCTCTGATGTATGTCTTCATTGTCTTCTCTACTCTAATAAGATGCGCCAGCGCACCCCATACGGCCCTGTGAGGCCCGTGGAGCGGCTTTAAGAAGTTTCTGGTATGATTGGGTAGGGTGGCCCCTAGAGGCTCTGTACGAGCTTTCTAGGAGCCGATAGTTTACATGTTAAGGAGCGTCGGTAACGATCCGAGACGCTGCCGAGTTATACATCACGAAGTGTGCAGTCCCGACGTTATCCTGAATGGTAGGGAAGGTGTCCCCATCACCCATGCGCCACCAGTGGTCAGGCGAGGTAGTCAGCAGGTCGAGGTCTTGAGTTGCCCCAGAGTTGTAGATGTCAGAGATATTCCCCGACTGATCTGAACCCCAGATGGCTAACTCATCGATCCGACCGTCCCGCATGTAGTTTCCGGAAGAGAACCGACCGACCCGCAGGTTGTCTGGGTCGATGCCGCCAGTGTACCCGTAGTTCGAGTGGCTATTTGAGGTACTCTGCTGGACACCATCGATGAAGATTTTGAAGCGGCTGTAGTAGCTGCTCATGCTTGCCGAAGATGAACCTGTAGAGCCACCATCGTAAGTCAGTAGGATGTGTTGCCAAGTGCCGGGGGTGATACCGTTGGTAGGCGTTACGAACTGTAGGTAGTTGTTGTTAGACCCGTAGCGCAGCCGCAGCCGCTTCTGGCCGTTGCTGGAGGTCTGGCGCAGTTCAACGAAGCCACCGTTGGTCACGTCATGATCCCCGAAGTAGAAGACTGTCTGCCCAGTGTTATCGGTCGAACCCTTGTACCAAAGGCTGATCGACCAAGCGTCCCCAGACCCGGAGCCGTTTGAGGCACGGCCAAGGATCGGGTCAAGCAGGGAAGCGTTAGCGCCCATATACTCTGAGTTGAGAAGGTTCACGCTCTTGGTGTTCGAGTACGGTGGCGCAGACACAACGAGGTTGATGGTCTCGCTGGCCTCACCAAAGTAGTTCACGGCCTTGGCAGTGATAGTGTAGCTTCCCACAGCCAACCCAGAGCCGCCCACAAGTTTCCTCACGTTGCCATCTACAGTGACCACGCCGGAGGGCAGACCGGACCACTCATAGCCGACACCATTGGTGGCAACCAGTTCGTAGTTCAGTGTGTCACCCGCAGTGAGGTTCACAGTGGTCGCAGAGGTGATCACAGGGGCAGACCCTGAGGAACCACCGGATTGCTCAAAGAGAGCGTTAAGTTCGTTCACAGCAGTAGCCAGCGTAGCGTTTACCGCCACACCGTCGATGGAAGTGTTAGCTACCCGAAGGTCTGTGAAGATGGAGACATCGCCCGTGTGCTGGAGGATGTTGATATGCCCATCATCGTTAGCCGCTGCACGGATAGCGTTGACTGCGTAGGCGTCACCATTGTCTACCAAGATCGTAGTTCCGGTATCATCCAGAGAGAAGTCCATGGTGTCATTAGCAGCCAGAACAAACTGGCCCGTGTTAGACGCTACGTTTGCCTCAGCGGTGATGTAAGCAGCAGCCTCGTCAGCATCAGCAAAGGTTGTCCCATCAGCACGTACAAAGTTTTCGAAAGGCATCTGGAAGAACTCATACTGAGTGGTTCCAGCGCTAACTGTACGGATGTCGTTGATGACGTTAATGGTGCCTGCAACAGTTGCGTCCACCTCAGCGGAGAGACAAGCGTTCCAGTACGCAGGGTTCGAGCTGCCGATAAAGTTGATGCAATTACCAGCAGCGTTACGTGTTACTTTGAATGCCATTTGCGTTTACCTCACAATCGTACAAAGTGTTGTAAGTGGTTGAATTTGAACAACATTGTCAGCACGAATGGCAGGTAAAGCCCGTGCATTCACGTCCTCGTTCGAGGCGAAATATGCAGAGATCAGAGGGCGGTTTAGGAACGTCCGACCCACCGTCCCGGTGCCGAAGAAGATCGGCTCACCCGCCAGTGCGAAGGTGAAGGTCACGTTGTCGTTGCTGTCTCGGGTAGCCCAGATGAGGCCCACCTCTACGGTCGTGTTGGCAACCTGAGGCACACAGTTGAAATCAAAGCGCACCAGCGCAAGGTCACCCGTGTTACACTGAGAGAAGTCATACGAGCCTGTCGCAGCGGTGTACTTAGTGCCGCTATCGGAGGCCGCAGAGTATCCCGCAGCGTCGTTAAACGAGAAGTCAAACAGGCTGTCCACTCCTGCTGGCATGTAAGAGCCACCGAAGAGGCCCACACCAGCGGCATCTGCTGGGGCAGGGTCAGCCCAATAGGGGTTATCGTTGGTAGCCTGAGCAGTTGCATCAAAACCAAACCGCATCCAGCGTTGGTCATCTACCATCGCCTGTGTGTATTGTACGTTAGACCCTACATCGGAAGACCCAGCGGTCCCCGTAGTACGATCTGTGAAGCCTCCAGTGAACTCATACCCACCAGAAGCCTGTGTCCCCGAAAGAGGGATCATGTTTCCAATAGTGTTCGCCACTTTAACGTACCACCCACGCCTTAGCGTTGCCCGTCGACACGATACGCATGGCGTTAGCCATTACTACCTCGTAAAGACCGGAGGAGGAGAAGGTGCCAAGGTCCATAAAGGGACCGCCAACAGAGCCTTGAAGCGTGACGTTACCGTCCGTGATCTCCACTTGGAAAACACCGCGAGTGTTAGCACCGGAGTTGTTAGGGTTAATCGTTTCAGACGTGTAGTTGTTGTAGGTACCCGCAGGGTCCTTGAATTGCATCATTCGTCCTTTCTGTGCTAGGGGAGTTTACCTGTAGTGCCGTTGCTACTACTCGGTAACGACATCACCCCCTCCTGAGACTTCGCTAAGAAGGGGATTAGTTCTGGAATGACCGCATACGCGAGGGCAGCACCCACACCGATTGCGATACTCCAGTAAATCATTGAACGGGATTTCCACGCCTCCAGAGTACGAAGGCGATCCTCATGGTCGTCCATCAGTGCTTGCCGACGGTCAACCTCCCGTAGTAATTCCTTGATTGCCGAAGCGTTTTCGGTAACA